GAACAACCGCGTCATAAATACTCTTGACGCTAACACTAAAAGCGTGTACACTACATCAGTGCATACGCTTTTTTCTTTAGTATCACAGGCAACTTTAAAAACATTTTACAACACTTTGAAAGGCAATTAAAATGGCAACATCACTAGCAGAAATCCGAGCAAGACTCGCAGCATCCGAAGGTAACAACAAAGGTGGTTCATCCACTGGTGGCGATAACGCAATTTATCCACACTGGAACATGGAAGAAGGATCATCAACTACACTCCGCTTCCTCCCCGACGGCAACACCAAGAACACATTCTTTTGGCAAGAACGAGCAATGATTCGTTTGCCATTCAATGGCATCAAGGGCGAAATGGAATCCAAGCAGGTATATGTGCAGATTCCCTGTATGGAAATGTGGCAAGAAACCTGTCCAGTTCTTACCGAAGTTCGCGGTTGGTTCAAAGACAAAAGTCTTGAAGACATGGGCCGTAAGTACTGGAAAAAACGCAGTTACATTTTCCAAGGCTTTGTGCGTGAGAACCCAATGGCCGATGAAAAAACTCCGGCAAACCCAATCCGTAGGTTCATCATTGGACCACAACTGTTCACCATTATCAAAGGTGCCTTGATGGACCCAGAACTGGAAGAAATGCCAACTGACATTCTGCGTGGCTTGGATTTCCGTATCACAAAAACATCCAAAGGTGGCTATGCTGACTACAACACATCGAAGTGGGCTCGTAAAGAATCTGCTCTGACTGAAGAAGAACAAGCAGCCATTGACACCAATGGTCTGTGGGACTTGAGCACATTCTTGCCCAAGAAACCAGATGCAGCCGCTGTCAAGGTGATCAAGGAAATGTTCGAAGCCAGTGTCGACGGACAAGCATACGATGCCGAGCGTTGGAGTTCTTACTTCCGTCCGGCAGGAGTAGCCGCGCCAGCAGGCAGTTCTGATTCGGCACCTGCTGCTCACACAACACCTGCCGCAAAGGTCGCACCTGCGGCGGAATCAGACTTTGACGATGATGTTGAGGTAGCGGAAAAATCTTTTGCTGCCGAACCTGTTGCTGTTCCAAAATCAACGCAGAAGGCCGAAGACATTTTGGCCATGATTCGAGCAAGACAAAAACAGTAATATAAGGTAGGTAGTAAAGGACCGCCCTTTACTACCTTGTTACCGATGAATTTATTATGGTCTCAGACTGGTGATTTTCTTGACATCGATGTAGTTAATCCAGAAGTGATTGAATATTGGGTTGATCAATTAAATAACGATCAAAAAAATCAATTTATATGTATCAATTCAATATTTCCAAATACACAACCATTGGTTAATGCACTTACAGCTACTAATACAGTATTAGAAAAAATGAAACTAGAGCCGTTGATGGATCCATCCATTGATTGGTACAATCAAGATAATTTGAATTTACTACACGAACGATGGGTAAAGTTACAACATAAACACAAAAATATTGTAAGGGTAATATCAGGAATTCCTAACAGTATCATTAAGCAATTCCATGCTGTCAATGAGTTGATTCATAAAATTGAAAAATCAAACACTATTAAGTATATCAATGATGAAGTAATTGCGTGGCAAACACCAAATATTTTTGGTCCAGAAATATTAAAATTTGGTGTTTGTCAGGTAGAATTAAGTTATCAAAATTTAGGTCGCAGTAACTACGAAAAATGGAAAAACTACGATAATAATCTAGTCGACGCCGACACTAATAATTTTACACATTTTGGCGGAGGGGTAGAGTTTAATATTGGGCATCCAATTGTGCTAACACCTCCACCGAACTATCTTGAATTCTGTCAGCAACATAATATTAGTCCATACGGTAACAAATTACCATTGGGTAATTTTAAAATCTCTATTACAGAGTTGCGTCATATTTTTAATAAAAATGTCAACATCAAAAATAACACAATTACTTTTGAAATATAGGCCACCTGCCAACTGGATCACAGAGGAATCGTGTCTACCTTACCTACAGTTAAACATTGATGTGCCATGGCAAACTATTTTAGAAGAATGGCAACAGGTTAAAGATCTTGCTGTATTACATAGAGCCAACGACAGTTATGGGTCATCTGTTAACGAAGGTTGGTTTAGTTTAGTGTTGCATGGCGCAGGCCCTACTAATACCGAAGAATACCTTGGTGATTTATTGTGGACACAAATTGCGGCTCAATGTCCTAGCACTACGCAATGGATAAAAAATACATTTATTATTAACAAACACACCGGACGCATAAGATTTATGTTACTTGAGCCGGGCGGACATATTATACTACATAAAGATAGAGACGTTAAAAAATTATCTGAAATTAATGTTGCAATAACCAATCCTAAAAACTGCGAATTTCGTTTTAAAAATTATGGTGCTATTCCTTTTACTAACGGTACGGCATTTATGGTTGATATTAGCAACGAACATTTTTTGTTTAATTATTCAACCGAACCAAGATTACATATAATCTTACACACTGCGATTAATAATAAAACAATAGAAAAAAGTTATGCGAACCGCTTTTATAATTGATACAGGTATTAACGAATCTTTATTGAGATTTACCGAAACAAAATTATTCTTTGATGCTAAAAATCAAGGTATTAATTTTGTTACATCTGCTGAGATTGCAACAACTTTAGAAGAAGCAACTCAATTAGCTAAGTTGGTAGACAATTCGGTAATATTGTACACCGGTGATTTTTTAACCACAACATTCAGAAACAAACATAAAGATACCCACGGTACAATATTTGCTACAGATGATTTGGATGTTATTAAGTTTGGGATAGATACATATATAGGATTCAAGAAAAGATGTCATTATGCAGCTGGATCAAAACAGTTATACATCATTGAAAATTTATTAAAAACTTGTTTGCGTAATCGTAATTTAATATATCTTGACAATACTGAAAGTTTAAATTTAAATAAAATTCCAACACAAAATTATCAACATCTATATGGATTGGCCAGTGGATGGAAAACAGTAAAGTTAGCCGACTACATTGGGTTTAAAAATTTAAAATCAATCACTATCTATGACCGGAATATTAAACAATTGGATCATTCTCGTTGGTTACATTCGCAAGCAATACTACCGACTGAGTGCCCACCATACAAACAAGTATGTGGTACTTACAATCCTACTCGTATAGACAAAGAAACTTGGAGGAAATGGCATGAATTTCCAGTAAAGTTTACGGAAATAAATTTGTTTGATATTCCGATCTTTCCACCACAGAGTTTAATATGGATTAGCAATGTTTTTCATTATGAGCCAAATATATTTGACTTAGGCTGGAAAAAATGCAATAATATGTTAAGACAACTAATTACAAGCAACTCAGATTCTACTATTTTATAAGGAAACTAACCATGGCCAAACCATTTGATATCTCGAAGTTCCGCAAGGACATCACAAAAAGCATCCAGGGCCTAAGCATTGGATTTAACGATCCCACAGACTGGATCAGCACCGGCAACTATGCATTGAACTATTTGATCAGCGGAGACTTCAACAAAGGTATTCCGCTGGGTAAGGTAACGGTGTTTGCCGGTGAATCTGGTGCTGGCAAGAGTTATATTTGCAGTGGCAATATTGTAAAGAACGCACAAGATCAAGGCATCTTTGTTATTCTTGTTGACACAGAAAACGCACTTGACGAAGCATGGCTACACGCATTGGGGGTTGACACAGGCCCGGACAAGTTGCTCAAACTCAATATGAGCATGATTGACGACGTTGCCAAAGCAATCTCCACGTTCATGACAGACTACAAAGCATTGCCAGAAAGCGAACGCATGAAAGTGCTGTGGGTCATTGACTCACTGGGCATGTTGTTGACTCCCACCGACGTTAATCAGTTCGAAGCAGGCGACATGAAAGGTGACATGGGCCGCAAACCTAAAGCACTGACAAGTCTTGTTCGTAACTCTGTCAACATGTTCGGCAGTTACAATGTGGGTCTGGTTTGTACCAATCACACCTACGCCAGCCAAGACATGTTTGATCCCGATGACAAAATCTCCGGTGGTCAAGGTTTCATCTACGCCAGCAGTATTGTAGTTGCCATGAAGAAAATGAAACTCAAAGAAGACGAAGATGGCAACAAGATTACCGATGTCATGGGAATTCGCGCCGGTTGCAAAGTGATGAAAACACGCTACGCCAAACCGTTTGAAGGTATGCAAGTGAAGATTCCTTACTCAACTGGTATGAGTCCACATTCGGGTCTGGTTGATTTGGCAGAGAAGAAAGAAATTCTCAAGAAAGAAGGCAACAGTTTGGTACTTGTTACCAGCGACGGCGAAATTATCAAACAGTTCCGTAAAAAATGGGAAGCCAATGAAGGCGGCTGTTTAGATAAACTGATGGCAGACTTTGCCAATCAGAAAGAAGAAAAACCAGTGCTCGAAATAACAACAGAGGAATAAAAATGTCAGTGGACCTATCAAGTGAAATCTGGAATGAACTAAAACGATACATCAACACTGTTGATCGTACCGAAGCAGCAGAAGTGTTGGTTTCTGTACTGGTTGACAATGATGTTGCCCCGGACGAAATTCGTTCCACATTCAAAGGCGATACCGATGTCAAAGCAGCGCTGGCCGCGTATATCAAGGATCTCGACGACGAACCCGAAGAAGAAGACTTTGACGAAGACGATGACATTGAGTCCGAGTATGAAGACTAATCATGTGGCTCAGTCGCGTCACTAGTGATCTGGCAGCAATCCCGGATTTTATTGCTCATTTTGAACAAGAACTCACTGCTGCACGCCGTGATTGTGCCATTGGCGGCATGGTTGAAAGAAATATTTCAGCACTGCCTGGTATTACAGAACATAGATTTAATCAGCTTCAAGAAATTGAAGCGGTGTTAAATCACCTCAACATACAACTGCGCAAGATTCGTCGAAAACACTTTCAAAAATATCTTGAAGCATATGCCAGAGCATTGACCAGCAGAGACGCTGAAAAATATGTGGACGGCGAAGACGAAGTCATTGACTTTGAAACTATCATCAACGAAGTGGCCTACCTGAGAAATCGTTACTTGGGTATTATGAAAGCCATGGAAAGTAAAAACTTCATGCTGGGACATGTGGTGAGATTACGGGCTGCCGGAATGGAAGACATACAACTATGATATTTAGAAACAATCAAGAACGGCACGAACACAGTTTACAAACTCTTAATACATTGGCCGAGTACGATGACTTTATGGAAAGCATTGGTACACTGGTTGATCTTGGCTGCGGCAGCGGTATGGATTTGGAATGGTGGGCAACCAGAACCACCAGAGAAGATGCGCCGCAACCGTTGAATATTCGCTGTACTGGAGTGGATATTGTCAATGCACCATCGATGTTTAAAAAATATCCAAA